CTGCAAGCTATTCTTTTGAGCCTTTCAAGCTGTCTTTAATGGGTAGCGCCTTGGCGTTATCTTTTGAGCTTAAGTTGCAGTAAAAGAGCTAACCTCTTCAAATAAGCTAGAATCTAGCTCAATTACAGAATATTCCTGAACAGCCAAAGAAAAATCATTGTCTGTGTCATGCCTCAATGAGCCAACCATTGTTTTTGTAGATGAAGCTTTAAATATAATAACTACCTCAAAACTTGGTAATGTAGGGATTAAGTCAATAAGCGGCACAGAGATTAACTCGGAGTTACTTATATCTGAAAATAATGAATATCCATCTTGAGTTGATGTGGATGATTCGTTGTATTCAGATTTTATAAACCTTGAGTAATTATTCCCATTATCCAATATAAATGTAAGCGCATTATCTAATGATATATTTGTACTACCGCCAACAAATCTAACCTTGTAATATTTATTCGCTTCAACATTAAAAGAAAGTTCGTCAAAATTACCTATTGTTGAATTCTTTGTAACGCTTACATACTGGCATCCAGTGGTACAGAAAAACTTAATAAGTTTATTTTCAGCCAATCCTCTATTAACAGAAGTTCCCACGTCCTTTGAGTTAACTTGCATTGAAGTTGCATTAATTTGATTTGCTGTCGCTAGATCAAAAGCTTGAGTTGTGCCATTGCTATAAGTGTTGTTTGTGTCATTTCTGACATTGCCATTTGACCCCAACTGATCTTGCACAGTAAAGAAGTTTACGCTATCCGCCGCAAAGTTTCCTGTAGTGGTGAAAGGCCTAGCCGATGGAATGCAGCCATATATAGCGCCGCTTTGCTCAATAGTCTTAGCTGAATCTTGAGCGTCTTGGAAGGTAATGCCTGCACCGTATGCAACAGGAGGTTCATAGCCTATCTTATTGATTCTGCCCTGTAAGGTATCTAGCGTTTTTCCTTCTCGGTTGGTGGTGGTATCTGCATCCGTTCCAACCATTGCAACCTCACCAATAGTGGTGACATCAAGCGTTGCGTTTTCTAAATCTGTAACTGTAATCGGGTCTGCCATTTTATAAGCTCCTAGCTAAAACCATCATCAAAACCATCACTAAAGGCTTTAAGGTTAACCCCATCGCCTGCGTAGTATTCATCTGAATAATTAATTGCCTTTATTGTAACATTAAGTTTATCAGTTAAATCAATCTCTTGTGCTAGCCATCTTTGCGACTCTTTCCTTGCCTCGTTTCCGAAACTGAACTCTGTGCGTCTTGAGTCGATGCCTGTTCTGATTGTTTGTTGTGGCGGATTAACCAATATAACCTCATTAGGTGCAGCGCCTTCATTGCAAAGTATATTGTCGGTAGTGCCATCATCATTTTTAAGTGTTATGGAGTGAATATCACCAAGCGTGAACTCAACATCCTGAGACAGTGTTAAAGTTAAATTATTGACAGCTATAACTTCGCCATCAAAAGTATTAACCCTAGTACCCTTAACAATGCTAATCATATCCATAGGGCGAACGTAGCGCCCCTCTGCAGTCACAACAATATCAACCGCTAGCTTTTGATTGCGTATCTTGTTGTATTCTCTATTGGCTCTTATTGTGGCCTGCTGAAAATTACGAATACCTGCAATATTAAACTGCTTAGGATTAACCGCGCTCTTATCGCTAGGGATATAGATGGTTTCGGTTGTGTCCGTGTCTGGGTCTGTCCAGTTGAACTCAACGCCATCGGGTATCTCTGATCGGTTAAAGTTTCTAGTATAGCTTTCAGAATCAGGTATCTTGCTTCGATGCGTAAACAGCATAGCGGGGATTAATTGCGGCCTCTCAAATATAGCCTTAATCACTGAGCCTTCACGATAAGCAATGCAGTTAATCGCATTGAATACAGTTTGTGCGTAGTCTTGATAGCTGATATCTGTAGAGTCAAATGTATAGCTAAAGTTTGTATGATTATCATTGCCAAAATAGCTATCTATCTCAGCATTCAAATCAAGCAAGCCCTGAATATCTATCTCATCACTTGTACGATTGCCGATAACAGGGTCTAAAGAATCCGTAATAAATGACTGTATAGCATTCGTATTAGGCGCTAGTGGGCCTTGTGTATTCTCGTCAATGTAAGGCTCTAGCATCTCAGTAGCAATGCAGCTAAGCTGTCTTTCTTTTACTGATGTTGCAAAAGGCGTTGCTGTTGTCTTTGTCTGTATAGTTGTCACATCACCAAATTCATGGTTAGACTCTATATTAGCCAGCGCATAAACGTCTTTTAGTCTTATTTCATCAACAACTTGACCGTTAAAGGTTGTGTCTCTTGGCGTTGTACGCTTGGCTCTACAAGCAAATTTGATAGCTGAAGCCTTACCACCATCAGAGATAAAGTTATACTCAGTAGTTTTCCCTTTCTGCTTTTGATTGTCGCCATCTATAACTCCATTTACTGTCATTATTGCGCCGACTAGATTGTCGTTATCGTCGACCTCTTGGAATTGAATTTCATAATCCACAAAAGTAGAATTTAGGCTTTCACTGCCATCATCTTTGTACATTCCAAAAGGCGCGACGACGTTAACAATTGCTGATTCACTAGGTCTTGATGTAAGGTAAAACCAATCTGTAAACTCTTGCACTTCGTCAGGCTCAATCTCGCCAGATGTTGGCTTTATTGGAATTTGAGGCAACGAAGGAAATCCCTTTTTCAAGTGCATTGCAGTTTCTGAGCTATAATTGACCTCCCAAGTTCCGCTTACATCTACACCACCCACAACCATGTCAATAAAAGTTGCAAAGCTGCCTACAGGATAAGAAGATGGCGATAAAAGAAAGCCGGTTTGTTGGTTTGGTACGACAAAAAAATTAGTATCCTTAAACTGTTCTATCGTATAAACCATGATTTTGTCTTTTGTATAGTTTGCTTCAGCAAAATCAGATACTAGCGTTAAGTCGCTTGCTTGTGGGCTTCTTTGTGGTATATAGATATCTCTCTCTATATCAATGCCGATTGTTTCATCAGGTGGCGATGTATTAGGGTTATGATTTGGGTAATATATTTCTACACCTGATCCGCTTATAAGCTCTATAGGCGTGTCGCCATCTTTTAAGCTATCTAATTGATACTGTCCACGCCCTACACAATAATAGCCATGCTCTATTTCTTTGTTGTCCTCATAAATTGAATATGCAGGCATGATAACATCAGGAATAGATAATACCTGACCTTTGATATCTGGTATTCTTTGCAAAGGTCTAGCTTGGTTTGACCTTGAGCTTAGCTGATTGTTTGGGCTTTCTTGCTGTCGGTTTATGTTTTCAGGTAGTTCAGGCTTAGGCGTTAACGCTACAACTGCAACAGCTAAGACAACGGAAACAATAATAAAAGCAGCGGTGACCGCATCTGCAGGCGTATCCAAAACAATGAACTCGCCATCCTTCATCAATTCAGCTTCATTGAATGTGATGCAGTTTTCTTGAGATGGCTTGAACGAGCTAAACACCGAAAAAGCATCACCTGCCTCAAAGTTATCAACTAGCCAATCAGCAATGCAGCCATCAGTATCAATTTCTTCAAATTGACCTGTAAGCATTCCATCTTTTTTAAAGTATCTTATCTTTGCCAAAATTCAATCTCTGTAAATCCATGACCGGCTAAGCTCAAAGGCTCATAAACAACCGAGCCTGAACGACTAGCGGAATGAAGTATCTTTCCATTAACCCATAATCCGCAATGAAAAATAAAACCAAACTTGGTTCTCTTTTTGAATATTACCACATCTAAATCATTAGGCTTTTCTACCTGCTTAAATCCATGTGAGCCATTAGCAAAGGCAGCCGTAAAAGTTGCAGCTATATCTCTTATTGAATTTGAAGGGCTTGGAAAGTCGGTTATTTCACTAGAAAACTTATCATGGTAAACCTTTGCCACTAATCCCCAACAATTCACACCGTTCTTATTATGGATATCATAAGGGATGCCAATGTATTCAATCATAAGGCCCTCAACATCGGGAATGTGTCGTAGTCGTAAATGATGCCAGTCTTAGACCAATTTAATTGGGGTGCGCCTGCTGTAACTGTAAATATGCCTTTCTCTTGCGCTACGTTTATCGCCTCAAGTCTATAAGGCCCATCACCAATGCCGGTTAAATCGCTAGCATTGTAAGCTCGATAAATAATAGATATTTTCTCATCGTCATCTAGGGGAATTAAATCAAGATTATCATCAAGCTTGTTTTCAATATCTGAAATCGTAAAACTAAAGTTTTGGTCTAGGTCTGATTTTGTTGAGTTAAGCTTAGGCTCGAAGTTTGCGCCCTCGAAAAATACCGTTGAGCCTGTTTCTATCCAGGCATTAACACCGTCAGGCTCTCTAGTAAATCTGAATGCCTGATTGAATTTTGAGTGTGATATCTCAATAGTTTCTATTATGTAATCGCCTTGCGGATAGGTCGTTAATAAAACCCTTAGCTTTTCTTCTGTAGTCATGCCGGTAAAGTCTCCAAAGCAAACACCTCAAGCGCATCTAGTAAGTCATTTAATCCATCTCCGTAAATGTCGTATAACTCTACTAAATCGCCACCAAAAGGCGCATCTTGTGCGGGGGTTTTCTCAGCTATCACAGTAAAAGATATAATAATAATTGGGTCTCGAGATTGATCATAATTTAGTGATGTAGGGTCAATCTGAACTACGTGCGTTTCTATGCCATTCCCGCTATCAAGCTGCATATTAAACTTATCTGCACCTGAATTAATCTGACCAAAGTAAAAATCTTGAAAAACCTGAAGCCTTAACGGATTGCAAACAATGGTAACCGTGAAAGGGACTGGTCCTGTTCGATAATCCAACATTTGCAAAGCAACGCCGCCTTGCACCTGTTGAGAAATAACATTATTAGGCGCTGTATAAGAATAGCCCTCATTTACCGAAGGCTTTAAACCACTAGGAAAATCAGCCATTAAAACTGCCTCTGTACTTTTCTTGTTCGATCAAGGTTTTTATTAAACTGTGAGTTAGGCTGCGTGACTTCTGCGTTCAACACCTCATTAACAATCACTCTCACACGCCCATCACTCATAGTCTCAGCTGTTGCCTTTGTTCCGCTAGCGTAGTTATTCACTACAACACTAGGCGCACTATTGCCCATCGATGCGGTTTGGTCTGCAGTGGCTATTCTTCCGCCTGAGTTAAATCTGACTAATTCAGGGCCTTTCTCACCAACCAATAAATCTTGACCTCTTGAGAATTGCCCGCCTTGCTGTCTTGCGCTTGGTGGCTTTTGCTGTGAGATAGTGGCAAGCTGAACCGCACCTGCTGCACTAATAGCACCGGCTAAAGCAGGTCCAATAATAGGACCTAAAGATAAAGCTTTTGTAACACCCTCAGCAATATTCACAACCGCATTAGACACAGCTGCAGCCTGACCTATTCTAAACAATTCTTTATTGCTTGATGTAGTCAGTGTCGAAACTGCACTAAGCCCTTGGCCCAAAGCATCCTCTCTTGCCGACTGATAGGCTTGCTCTGACTCTAGCTGTGCGTTTTCATAATCTCTTTGAAGCTCTTTCCTTCTCTCAAAGCTTTCTCTTATCAAATCTTCTTCTTTTCTGAGATTGCTTTCAATGCTATTAAAGCGCCCACCTTCCGCACTTATTCCTGATATTGAGAATAAGTTAGCGTCTTCAAGTCTTGCCTGCTCTTCTTTAAGCTCTTTTATTCTTTGCGTAGCTTCTGCAGCTTCATCTCTTAACCTAGCAAGTCTTGACCTATCACCCGCACCACTTCTGCCACCGCCTCTTAAATTTCTGCCCTCTAGCTTTTCTATCTCTTCATTAATGCCTGCAAGCCTTTCCTCAACCGCGCCAATAGTGGCTAAGTTCTCAGTGGCTATAAATACATTAAAGAATTCAATTAGTGCCTGAGTTGCAGTTGGTACACTTTCAGCAACACTTGAAAAGAAACTATCTAAGGTAGGCGCTAAGGTAGCGGATATTTTACCGGCTGCGTTATCGGTAGTTGTAGAAAGCAAATCAAAGCTAGCACTTAATGCGCGTAATCCGCCCTGTTCGCTCGTGGTTAGCTCTAGCTGCTCATTGAGTCGCGCATATTGACCTGTAAGCCTTTCAAGCTCTCTGCCTTCATTGGCTAGCAATGGTATAAGCGCAGTGGTATCAGATGCTATCGACTCTAGGTAAAAACTTTGCTGCTCAAGTGGTACGTTTGCTTGCTCGAATGCTTGCTGAACTCTACCTAATACTTGAGGCCCTGATAATCCTAGCTGCTCTTCTGCAGTCAAATCAACCAAAGGCGCGACTTGCTCAAAGAAATCCTTAAAGCCGCCGCCACCTGTAGCAATGAACTCACATAGCTTTTCATTGGTATCTTTTGAA